TCGTGGCGTTAGACCACCAGTACACGGGGTGGAACGTGAATCGGACGTAGAGCTTCTGGTTCCACATGGCGCACAGAGGGAAGTGGGGCTTGCGAATCCTCTCGCGGTCAACATTCGCGTGCGAGTGTCGGCGACAGAAGAAGAACTCGAGCGGACACACGACGTCGATATTGGTGTTGGATGTGGATGCCGACACGTTAGAATTAAGTCCACCGACTACGCTAAACATACCCTTTTGCTCATCGGCGTCCAGAAACACCTGGTCACGGATGATGTACCAGTCGTCATAGAGCGTCTCGATGACCGTCTCATTCACAAGGAGATCCACCTGCTTTATGAGGGCCCGGCCTATGTTCTCGTTGATGGCGTACGCGTTAGATTGGCGCGGAATTGTGCATTTGAAATACATATTAGACAAAAGGTGGCCGAGGGTCTGTGGGAGGAGCTCTATCTGGATAGTCTGGTTTTGGTACGTGGGACTAGGGGGTGGAAACGGTATGACGCGCTGATACATTACAAAGTTTGTGTGCTGTTTAAAATCTGGGTTCCATTTGGATTTTCCATAGTCCCTGTTCGACATGAACTCGTCTTGAGGCCCCGTGGCCGCCAGGGACAGAACAGAACCGGTACTGAAACCCCTGTTCTTCACTTCAATCATATTCAGCGGGGCACTCGGCTGGTCATCTATGTCCGTATTGAGGTCACGCATGTACTTGGTGCGCTTACCCCCCATGACGGCCGGATTGATCTCGATTGGCGGCATCTGCTGCAAATTTGAAGTTGTAATTGTGCCCGGCTCGAAGATACTCACGAACTTGGGCTCGACGACCATGGCCGCCCCACCCTTCACGTAAATGCGACGGCCGGTATTTGGTATCGGCTTGCGGTCCAGGGGTTCTATCACCATGGTGCTCGCCGCGTCCGATTTGGTAAAGGAGTTGGCTTGCACATTTATTTCCGAAATTTTAGACGGTCCGATGGTCGGCAGGCCGACCACATACCATCCGACAGCCGTCCCGTCAGGGGGTGGCGCGCTAAAGAAAAAGGTGGCGCGGCCCGAGTCGACGACGTAGTATCCATAGATGGATCCGGACCGCTGCTGACTCGGGAACGCCTCCTGTCCCGGTGGGTAGAGGAAGGAGCCCTGTGCATATGTTGTACCCTCTACGTACTGATTTGTGTCCGTCTGAAATGTGAATTTCCAGTTATACGGCTCGCTCGTCAGTCCGGTGGTGTCCACAACCCCCGAGCCGAGTTCAGCCTGAGACGACACGCGCAAGTTCCCCACGACGCCCGGGACGCCTATGATGCTCCAGCCTTTATCGACGGCGAAACCTGGCCACGTAGTTGTCGCGTAAAAGGTGAGTTCTTGTGGTCCCGTCGGTTTGTAAAATCCAGTCACGGACGTGGTCTTGGCGGACTCCTCGACGAGAGCCACCTTGGAAGGCGCTGGGGCCGAGCCGGGTATCACCGCATCCATGACCGTCTGAACAGCCGTCGCGGGCGCCGCCACGTCCCGCCGGTCGCCGAAAATCGCCGACAGAACCTTGTTTTGAATTTTTTGTTCAAATTCGATGATGTGATATTTGTTCATCGCGTCCCATATGGTGTCCATTTGGGCCTACTGTAATTCGTCTAGATTATTATTCCACAATTGGGTCACGCTCGTCGCCTTGAGCGTCGCACGTTCCGTTTGGCGCTTGGCTATCAGCGCCATCAGCTTGTCCACCTCCTCCTTGGTGTACTGATACGTCTTGATATCGAGGAGCTTGGGCCACAGAGCCTCGTCGTACTTCTCGCGCCGGAGCTGGAACTGAATCTTCTCCAGAGGTACGTTGAACACATGAAGTTTGGGAGTCACCGCCACGTCCCGGATGAACCTCGCCTTTTCTGCGAGCCACCCAATTTCAGAGTCAAATTGCTTGAGAAGAAACGCCTTGCGTTTCTTGTAGATGTCCAGTCGCATCCCAATGTAGTCGACCAGGATCTCCTCAGGACTCGCGTACTTCTTGACCGCCCCATTCGGGCCGATGAGGTACATATTGCTCGTGTGGATGGTCTTGGTCAGGCCCAGCTCCTTGACGTCGCCGCCCCAGATGAAAAAGTCAGGGCTGGTCTCAGTCGAGTGATTTTCGTACTTTTGGATCGTGCCCTTCTCTACCAAGTCGTCGAGGTGCTCCTTGAAATCCTGGATCCACTTGCCCGGTGGCAACTCCGTAACGTGCCACCGAGACCCCTCGGCTTGAACCACCCCCTCTAGGACCCACGTGTGATCTTTCGTCTTGGTCACCTTGCCCTTAAACCCCTTGAAGTGAGGCACCATGGGGACCATCGCCACCTGCTTCAAGGCGCACTTGATATTGTGCTTGATGATATCCACGTCGTACGGCGGCACGTAGCAACTGAATCCGGTACCGATACCCTCTGCGCCATTCACGAGGAGCATGGGCACCACTGGGACGTAGCACACCGGCTCAACCTGCTGGCCATCATCCACGACGTACTCGAGGACTGCATTGTCGGCCGGGTCGAAGATCTTGCGGGTCAGAGGCGCCAGACGGGTGAAGATGTAACGGGCGCTGGCTGCATCCTTGCCGCCTGCAAGGCGCGTCCCAAACTGGCCCGAAGGCTCGAGTAGGTTCAGATTATTTGCACCGACGAAATTCTGAGCCAAGTTCACAATGGTTCCCTGCAGGCTCGCCTCGCCGTGATGGTATGCCGTCTGCTCGGCCACGTAGCCACCGAGCTGCGCCACCTTCATATCGCTCGTCAGGTTCTTCTTGAGGCACGCGTAGATCACCTTGCGCTGAGAGGGTTTCAGCCCGTCAGCCACGTGAGGAATTGAGCGCTTGATGTCCTCGGCGCTAAAGTTGGCCAAGTCGCGCCGGACAAAGTCAGTGACCGAGAGAGCCTTGACGTGGCCGTACGGAACTCCGGCCGGTGGCGATGCCATGTGCGCCGTGAGCCACCCCTTGCGGTCGTCGGCTTGGGCCTTTGAGAAAGCCAGAGTCATGGACTCGTTCATGGTCGGATCAGCCCCGAAAGCGACGGTGAGCCGCTCAATTTGCTTGAAGTATTCCCTGGCTTCTACACTGGTCGAAGTTCCCAGACCCTTGTAGTATTTCACCCCAGTCGGTGCAGCCGACTGTCGCCCTGAGCCCGCAGCCCCTCCAGAGACGGCTTCGCCGACGCCAGTCGCAAGCGACTGCCGGTACGCCTCCTCCGTAAAATACCAAACCTTGCCCGCCTTGATGACCGGTGTGACCATCGAGACCACAAATCCCAGACCGATCAGCTGCGGCCAGTACACATGGAACATATTGAGAACCAGACCCTTGATGTGGCTGCCGTCCAGGTCTGCATCGGTCATGATCATCAGACGGCCGTAGCGCAATTCTCTCAACGAATTGTAGACCTTCCCATGTTGGAGCCCGAGGATCTTCTTCAGGTTGGAAAATTCTTCATTATCGGTCACCTGTTTTACAGAAGCGTCCCGCACATTGCGCGGCTTGCCCCGGAGTGGAAACACGCCGTACGCGTTGCGGCCTACAACGCTCAGACCGGCAATGGCCAACGCTTTCGCCGAGTCACCCTCCGTGATGATAAGCGTGCACTCGTGAGACCGATGCGTTCCAGCCCAGTTGGCGTCATCGAGCTTAGGAATGCCCGTAATGCGCGACTTCTTGGACCCATCTGTCTTCTTGAGCTCTTTCTCGACCAGAGAGAGCCCCTTCGAGACCAGGTCATCGAGGACCCCCGTAGCCAGGACGTCCTTGATGAATTTTGGTTTCAAATCAATGGCCTCCTGAATTTTTGAAGTACACTCGGCCTTGGTCTGACTGCTGAAGGTCGGGTTGATGATCACAGCCCGTACGAACACAAAGAGGGACGCCTTGATCTGAGCCGGCTTGAGCGTCGCACACCGCTTGTCGGCCACGATCGCCTCACAGAGCGCCTTGACGACCTTGTCCACGTGGCTTCCACCCTTGGTGGTGGCGATGCCGTTGACCCACGAGCACTGCTGGAAGCCTCCACTGGTCGAATGGGCCACGACCACCTCGAGAGAAGTCCCGTCGGTGTGCATCTTGGCGATCGGCACTTCTCCGAGGTGCATCTGAGCATAGTCTCCAAGACTCGTGACCTTGAGCAATTTAGTATTGAAATAGACGTGAGCCTTCGAGCACCACATGGCGGCGTCCCATGTGCGCTTCTCGACCAGCTTCAAAAAGTCACCCGGACCACCGAAGCGCTTCCAGTCTGGGTAGAAAGTGATGGACACGTACGGAGAGATCTTGTCTGTCGAGGTGACGATTGTTGGCGGCTCAACCTTGCTCATGTTGTCGGTCCAAGTTTGCATGTAGATCTTCTTACCGTCACTAATTTTGATATTAAATTTTGAACTGAAAACGTTAGCCAACTTTGCGCCGTACCCGTTGCGACCACCCGTCACGCGTTGCTCCTCGTCGTTGTAGTTGGAGCTGGTCAAAAGGTGCCCAAAGATGAGTTCAGGGATCCAGATGGGCTTTCCGTCCGTTCCCTTTTCAGTCTCGTGCTTTTTGATGGGGATAGATACGCCGTAGTTTCGAACGAAAACAAAGTCCTTGCCGGTAACAACCTCAATCTTCGAAACCTTCTTGGGGTGCAGAGAGTGCTGATCGATCGCGTTGACCAGAACCTCGTCGAAGATCTTGACTAGCCCAGGTGAAACAGAAAGAGTATCAAGTCTAAATACGCCGTCGTCGCCCCGGACCCAGTGGGACCCTGACTCGGGAGCGAGGGAGCCCACGTAGGTGTCTGGTCGCTTGAGTATATGCTCGACGTGACTGAGCCGTTCATACTGTTGCATCTGACTATACCAAGGTCGGACCCTTTATTTTCTTCTGTAATATCAGGACAAGATGCGAGTCGAAACGCTCTTGATTATAGTCGTACTGTTGATGGTGGTGACGTCAGTCGTCGTGGCCTTGGCATTGCTTATTTTTTCGGGGCCCTTGGAGCCGGTCCCAATTTTGGCCCCAAATTTTGAGTGCTTTGTTATCAACATGACCAAGAACCGTGACCGCATGGTCAATTTCGACAAGCAATACAATCGCTCTGACCTGGCTGCCCGGCCCTATACCCGCTTCGAGGCTATCAACGGTTCAGCCATGGGGGACCGGATGCGTGAATACGTGACTCCAAAGGTTTGGATGGGTATGAGTTACCTTCAGCAAATGAAGGCGCGTCTAGGAGACGGTCAGCTCACCCCGGGTATGATTGGCTGCTACTTGAGCCACTACGCAATTTACAAACAAATTGTGGAGGACAAGTTGCCCTACGCCATCATCTTCGAGGATGACGCGACTATTCATCCACGAATTTACTCCCGAAAAGTACAGTCAATAGTCGAGCCGGATGGAACGTACCCCATGGATTGGGACATTATCCTCCTCGGCCATTGGTGTAAGAAGTGCATACCGGTCACGAACGACTATACGAACGTCCAGTATTTTTGGGGCCTCCACGGCTATATGGTGAGTCAGCAAGGTGCCCAGAAACTCATCAACCTGCGTGAAGATGAAATTAGCATGCAAATTGATCACTACATGAGCTACCTGGCGCAGAAGGGCCAGCTCAAGATTCTGGCCATCCACCCGTCCTACGTCGTCCCGGGAAACTTTGGGACGGACCTACAGATGCAGATCTTGGCGACTACTAAATTTTAATATCAACTTTAAAGTAAATGGGCCAGCGTGATCTCATCATAGGGGTCCTTGTGTTCATCGTCTTCGTGCTCCTGTCGCAACGTGCAGTAAGTCAGTACAGGTGCGAAGAGGGTGAGATTCAAAAAGAAAACAAATGCGAGTCGGACTCGTACAAGACCAAGTGGTGGGCATTTTGGGAATCGCCCAAGTGCAAGCGCGGCGAACTTCAGTCCGATTACACATGCCTCGC